CTAGAAGCCGGTAACGCGGTCGATCGCCTGTTGGAAGACGCCCTGGAGAGCGGGGCCGGCGAGCGCCCAGATGAGGATCACGAGGCCGGCGGTCATGAGTGTGACAAGTGTCTGTTCACTTCGCGTGAATATGAATCTTCGCCTGGGGTCGGCCAGGTGTCACTTCGACCTTCTCAACGAGCGCTCGCAGGAGCTCCCGGCGCTTCGGGATCGACAGTTCGTCCCACCGCGCAACCAGGTCCGGCAACACCTGAAGCGGAGGGCGGAGTGTGGCGACGTCAGCGCCGCGCAGCGCGGCGGTCAGCTTCGCCTCTTCGACACGCAAGGATTCGATCGCAGCGCGATGCTCCTCCCGGGTCATCCCACCGTCGGCGTACAGGTCATGCAGTCGGGCGACTTTGGTTGACACGCGGTCGAGTCGTTTTGTCAGTTGCTCGACCGGGCTGATCGTCGCCCGCAACTTGATCTCGTTCATGCGCTGACGGCTGATCTCTGACAGCTCGCTCTGGTATTGCAGCAGCCACTCGAACACCGCGGCTTCGACGAACGACGCTGTCACGTAGCCGCCAGCGTGAGTTCGTTTCTTGTGCGCATCAGAGCATCGATACTTCGCCTGTCGGGCCTGACCAAATTGCCCAGCGGTCATGCTCGAGCCGCACGCGCACCGCACCAGACCTGACAGGAGGTACTCGGAACGTTCGGTGCGCCGGTACACGCGTCGGCGGCCGCGCGCTTCTTGAAACGCTGCCCACTCGGCCGCGGTGATGATCGCTTCGTGCCGACCCTGGTGCAGCTCGTCGCCGGCGCGGAACAGACCTGCAGCGAACCCCGAGTCCAGGACTCGGCGGAGCGTCCGGTCTGACCAACGTCGGTCGCCCCGCCCGTAGCCGAGCACTGTCGTCACTCCTGCATCGTTCAACTGCTTGACGAGAGCGTAGATGGAAACGCCCGAAATGTACTCGCGGTAGAGCCCTGCAAGTATCGGGCCCGTGACGGGGTCGGGTGTGAACCCTTCCTCGCGCGAGTATGAGTAGCCAAACCGCGGCTTCCCGTTGGCGGGCATGCCGTTGCGCACTCGTCGAGCGTGGGATTCGCGCCAGACGTCGCCAATGCGTTCGGACTCAAACGCGGCGAACTCGGTCAGCATGCCGCGGGCCAGGCGCCCGGTGGACGTGGTTGTGTCGAGCGGCTCGGTTGCAGATTCGATGCGGCCGCCAGCCGTCTCGATTCGGTCGGCTGCAACGGCCCAGTCGAGGCGCGAGCGGGACAATCGACTCCACTTCCACAGTACGACGACGTCGACGTCATGCGCCTCCACCATCGTCATGACGCGCTGCACGGCAGGTCTGTTCCATGTTCGACCCGAGATGCCAGGGTCGGCTTCGACCGCGACCACTTCGTAGCCTTTGCGCTCACAGTAGGCCCGGCCCTCGTGCTCTTGCAGCTCAAGCGAGATGGACTCTTCGCGGTGCGTGGATTGCCGCAGGTAGAGCACGGCGCGCGGTCGCACTCCCGTGATGCGTGCAAGCTTCATGCGGTCCTCGCGAGACCACTCATGTTGAGGTACACGCGAAGGATTCGGTTGGTGACGCCCAGTTCGGCCGCAAGCTTGGCAGGGTGTTCAATCCACTCCCCCAGTTCGACCAACTTGTCGTGGTCGATGAGACGCTCGGCTGCGAAACGGTCGGCGAGCACTTCGTGCTTCGGGCGATCATCGCGGTGACCCAAACACACGTGGCCTAGTTCATGCGCGAGCGTCGTTCTCTTGTGGACGGCCCGCATGTTGCTCTTGATCACGATGAGGTTGTGGTCTGGGATCCAGAGACCGTTTGCCGTTCGTATCGGGCGCTCGATGACTTCGATGCCCATCGAATCAGCGTGGAGGTAAGGGTCGTACTGCACGCCTTCTCCTTCGTCATCAGTCTTCGTCCGTGTCCATCTCGGGGTCGCGGTGAGCGGCCTTGTCGCCCGCGAATCCTTCGATCTGCTCGGTCGTGAATTCACGGCTCCTGAGCGGAGTGACGTTACTGCGCTTCTCTGACATTCGCTCGGCTGCGCGTTCGAGGATCAGGTGCGGCGCGATGTTGAGCCCCTCCGCGATTTGAATCAGCGTCGAGACGGGGATGTCGCGCTTGGCGTTGAGGTATCGAAGCAGGGTTCCTCGGTGCACTCCTGATCGCTCGGCGAGCTCCTCGACCGTGAGGCGTGCAGCTGCGCGCTCTGCGCGAAGCTCTGCGGCGACCGCTTCGGTCGCGTCGATGCTGTCAGTAACCATGTGGATGACTGTAATACCGGTTTGGTTATCTGCGCTACCCAAATAGGTAACAAACTCGTCTTGACAGTACCCATTTGGTTACCTATGGTTGCCGTATGGCTCCCACATCCTCCAACGAAGTCGCTACCCAAGTGGCCGCCGCGATCGGCCGAAGCAACAAAAGTCGCAACGCGATTGCTCTCGAATCCGGGATCCCGCTGACCACTCTGAATCGGAAGGTGAACGGCCACTCCGACTTCACGGCCGGCGAACTGATTCGAGTCGCGGCCACCCTGAACGTCTCGGTTGGATCGTTCTTCTCCGCAGCCGAACGGTCGGTCGCGTGATCGTCACCGGCACAGCACCCAGCCCTGAGGCAATGCAGGCTGCTGGGCTCTTGCTCGCGCGCATCCTGATCGACCACGAGATGTACCGGCCCATGGACGTGGCAGCATGACCGCCCCGACTCCCGACGAGACGTTCCCGCCGGCTCTCCCCCTCGACGGTGCCGCGGCCATCGCAGCGGCCGACGACTGGACGCTGATCCTCTTCGCGATCGGCTTCACCGTCTTCGTGCTCGCGGCCGCCTTGATCGCCGCTGTGGCGTTCGCCCGCTCTGTTCCGTCGCGCTATCGGCGCACCTGATCCTCCGTCCCGACTTCACCCGAAGCTGTCGGGCCGGATTCCCTCTCGATCGAAAGGACTGATGATGACCACCGCACTGGCATCAGAAGCTGACACGGCAATCTTCGAGCTCGAACCGCCGCAGATCATCATGGTCGGCGACTCTCCTCGCGTTCGACGGTCTGACCCAGTCACGTCGCACATCGCCGCCGATGCCTCCGCAGTTCACCTGCACGAGACGAAGCGGCGTGTTCTGCAGATCGTGAACACGCATGGATCGCTCGTGGGGTCGGAGATCAACGAGCAGTACCAGCTGATGGCGGCGCGGATGAACTGGCGCCGCGTCGCGTGGGACACCCCCCGCAAGCGCGCTGGAGAGCTCGCTGAAGACGGGTTCCTCGACGGTTCGGAGACGCGCACGGCCGAGGGCAACAACTTGCCCGAGTCGCTGTATCGGCTGACCGAGATGGGGCGGGAGGCGCTCTCGTGAAGAACGCAGCTATGGCAGCGACCGCGCTTCGGCACCTCCCCGTCGGCTCGCAGATCGTCGTCGCTGACGTCGAGAGCGACGGGACGGCTCGAGCGCTGATGTTCGAGAGCCGAGTGTCTGTGCTCGGGAACGAGTACTGGGCCAATGTGACCAACCCTGACGCGCCCTCCCTGCTGGCGGAGGACATCGCACGCGACTTCGACGACATGGTCGTGACCGCGCTGCCGGGGGTTGCCGTATGAGCGTCTCAACCTCTTCCGGCGCTCACGTCGAGGAGTTCACGCGCACCGACTCATGCGACCACTGCGGCTACCACGGCCTCGTTGATGCCTGGTACGACCCCGAGCTCGGCCGAGGCGGCTTCGACTGCCCCGTCTGCACTACGTCGCACGAGAGGAGTCCTTCATGAGCGGCCTCGACTACAGCGGCGAGGCGATGCCGTCCTACTTCGACACCGACGACACCGGCATCACCTTCACGCTCGTCTTCGACTGGCCGCGCCCGCCGCTGACCATGAACGACCGGAAACACTGGCGCGAGAAGGCGAAGCACACCCGCCTCATGCGTCTGGCCGCGTCGTGGCAGGCGCGTGCAGCTCGTCTTCCTGCCGACCAGGCGCACGTCACCGTCGCCCTCACGTGGGTCGTCGCCGACCGCCGGAAGCGCGACGGAGGCGAGAACCTCGCCCCCACGCTCAAGGCCCTCATCGACGGCCTCGTCGACTACGGCGTGGTCGTCGACGACGACCAGAAGCACGTCACCCGAGGGCCATCCGTCGTCGACTACCGACCTGACGAGACCCCCCACATCGAACTCCACGTCACCCTCGACGGCCCTGCTCGCCTGCAGGCCGCCGCGTAACCCGAAAGGCACCGCACATGCCCCTCCACATCGTTCGCTTGCAGGCCGAGAACTACAAGCGCCTCGTTGCCGTCGACATCTCCCCCGACGGCAACATCGTCACCCTGTCCGGTCGCAACGCGCAGGGCAAGTCGTCGGTGCTCGACGCGATCTTTGCCGCGCTCGCCGGCGGCGAAGCCTCCCGGGCGACAAAGCAACCGATCCGCGACGGCCAAGACGTAGCCGTCGTCCGCCTCGACCTGGGCGACTACATCGTCACCCGACGGTGGACCGACGACGACGCCGGCTCTCTCACGGTCGAGACTCCGCCGACGGCTGATGGCCGCAAGCAGAAGTACTCGTCACCACAGAAACTGCTCGACGAGCTCGTTGGCAAGCGCGCGTTCGATCCGCTCGCGTTCACCCGCATGTCTGCGGCTGAGCAGGTCGCGACCCTCGTGGCGACGGTCGATCTGCCCTTCGACCCGACGGTACTCGATCGCGAGCGGGCAGGCGTGTTCGACCAGCGCACCGAGATCAACCGCACGGTGAAGCAGTTGGAGGGTCAACTGACGGGCATCGCGAAGCCGGTAGACGGAACGCCTGAGGTCGAGGTGTCAGCCGCCGACATCATCGCCGAGTTCGAGAAGGCCCGCGAGCACAACGCCGCCCTCGACAACGAGATGCGGAACCTCGAGCTGATGCAGAGCGCAGCGGAGCAAGCCAAGGCGCGCGTCGCCGCACTCGAGGCGGAACTGGCTCGGGCGCGCGAGGCCGCAACGAACACGTGGAACGACTACCAGGTCAAGCTCGTCACGTTCAAGGACGGGCCAGAGCGCATCGACACCGCGGAGATCTCCGCGCGCCTGCAGAAGGTCGAGCAGACGAACGCCGCCGTACGCGCTGGCCAGGAGCACCGCCGAGTCGCCGCTCAACTTGCCGCGAAGCGCGAGGAGGCCGCCCAGTTCACTCTCAAGCTGCAGGAGATCGACAAGCGCAAGAGCGATGCGCTCGCCGCGGTGAAGTTCCCTGTCGATGGTCTGTCGTTCGACGAGTCCGGCGTGCTCTACAAGGGCATCCCGTTCTCGCAGGCGTCGGCCGCGGAGCAGTTGCGCGTGTCGGCGGCGCTCGCGATGGCGTCGAACCCGCAGCTGCGGATCCTGCAGGTGCGCGACGGGAGCCTGCTCGATTCGGACTCGATGAAGGTCCTCACGGAGCTTGCCGAGCAGAACGACTTCCAGGTGTGGGTCGAGGTGGTTGACGAGTCCGGTCAGGTCGGCATCGTCATCGAAGACGGCCAGGTGAAGGCATGACGAGCACATCGCCGACTCTCACTCGCGGCTCTCACACGATCGGCGACGTCACTCTCGAGGTGGGCCATGCCGGGAACGTACGTTGGCGCTCCGACTGCGGTCAGTGCGTCCGTCAAGGGAAGAACGCCTTCGCTCCGCAGCACGACGCAATGCCTGGCTGCCGATCGGGCGGGCGTCCCCACTGCACTTGTGACGGGTGCTTCTGATGACGTGGCGCGACCGAATCCTCGTCGACGGTTCTGACCGAGACGCGTGGGCGATCGCCCGTCGCGACGTGATCGGTGCCTACGACGCGAAGTCGCTGTCGAAGATGCAGTCGGTCGACAAGTACCTGTTGGCGAAGCTGAAGGACGGTACGTTCCGCGGCACTGAGGCGACGCGGCAGGGGCACCGGTGGGAGCCGATGATGCTCGCCTGGGCGGGCATCTACGAGAACAAGGCGTTGGTGCACTCGCCGCTCGAGCGCGGCTTCGCCGCCACTCCTGACGGAATCGGCAACGGCTACATCGCGGAGTGCAAGGCGAAGCAGAACCTAGTCGTCAAGGGCCCGACGCTGCCGGAGAAACGACAGATCGCGTGGCAGTTTCTCTGCCTCCCCGAGTTCGACCGCATGCAGTGGATCTGGATGGAGATCGACGAGCACGGCGAGCCGTTCCACGCCGAGCCGAAGTATGTCGAGTTCCGTCGCGACGACCGTGAGCTCGTCGATCTGACGCAGCGGATGCTGCCCATTGCCACCGACCTTCTCGCGCGCCTTCGCGCAGCGCGAGCCTTCGAACAGGAGCTGAACGCAGCATGAGCACCGAACTGGCCCTACCCACCTCCGTCCGCCCCGAAACCTGGGACGCGGACACAGCAGCGATGATGGAGTTCGCTGGGCTGACATGGACGGAGAAGCGCGGCGAAGAAACCGTCCGACTGTTTGCTCCCTCGGGCATCACCGCCGCGTTCATCCAGGCGTGCCGCCGCACTGGCCTCGACCCCACCGCGAAGCAGATCTACGCCGCCCTGATCGGCGGCAAGTGGACGATCCTCACCGGAGTTGACGGCTTCCGCGTGGTCGCTCAACGCTCGGGACAGTACACGGGACAAACGCCGATTCAGTGGACCGCCGACGGCGTCACCTGGGTCGACGCTTGGCTGCCTGAATTGCAGGGCGGAAAGAAGGGCGATAAGCCTGCGGCGGCTCGGATTGGGATCCTCCGAAAGGGGTTCACCGAGCCGCTGATGCAGGTAGTGACGTGGGCAGAGTTCGGCAAGTCGAGCGGCAACTGGAACGACCGCCCCGCGCACATGCTCGCCATTCGCGCCGAGACCCACGCTCTGCGTCGTGCGTTCCCGAACGACCTTTCCGGGCTCTACACGCCGGAAGACTTCGACACCGAAGCGGTAGACACTGGCGACGCAATCGTGGTCCTGCCCTCGGAAGACTGGAAGGCCCTGCTCGACGCCGCGACGACGAAGGACGAAATCACGGCGGTCGTCGAACGCATCAAGAGCGTCGACGAGGGCCGAGAGTTCACCGACGAGCTGCGCACCTACGCGCTCGCCCGCTACGGCACCCTGAGTCGCACCGAAGCGGCGGCCGTACCCGAGGCGCCCGCCGAGCCCGAGCCGCCTGCAGTGGTTGCCGAGCCGCTCGATGAAGCGCACCCGGACTACGTCGCGCCGGAGGTGACCGCGTGAGCACCGACATCATTAACCGCGAGACGGGCGAACTGCTCGATTACGAACCCGTCTCTCCGGTGGAACTCGAGATGCTGATCCGCACGATCAGCGACCGTCTCGAGGCGGCCGTGCCCGTGCGCTCCGACTCGGAGTGGGTCGTCGACTATCAGGTTGGCGAGACGATGCGGTTCATCACTGTGCTGGACTCGCACAACGGTGGCCACGACGGCTCGATCGTTGCCGCTGACGTCACGAGTGAGGCACGCGCGCAGTTGATCGTGACCCTGCATCGCACGATCGACGTTCAGCTCGAGATCCTTCGGCTCGGCATCGCCTTCGCCGCCCCGGACGCGCTGAACGACACCGCGCCGCTCGCCGCTCTCGCGCTGGCCGACGCGATCCTCGGGAGCGACTCGTGACCGCCCCTATCTTCTGGGCGCGCATCGGCCCGCACCTCACCGGCCGCGTGCGCGAGATCGACGCGCCCATCCATGGCGACGAGATCTCCAAGAACCAGTACCAGCTGCCGTCGGCAAAGGGTCAACTGTGGGAGCGCCTCGCCGAGCGATCGGGGGCTCGTCCATGACGGAGCGAGGCCCCCTGGTTTGCGTCGCAGACGGATGCGATCGCAGGTCGCGCGCGCGACGACTCTGCCCGGCCCACTACCAGCAGGCGTGGAAGGCACGCGAGATCGGCAAGCACGAGAAGCTGCCGTCGCGCGTGCGTGATCCGAAGGTCTGCCCGCCCGACCACAAGCACGGCGCGTCGGGCACCTGCTACGTGCACCACCAGTGCCGCTGCGAAGACTGCTCTGCGGCTCGCTCGAAGCGCGACGGAACCCGGAGGAAGCTGAAGGCTTACGGCCGGTACGACGCGGGCCTCGTCGACGCTGAGCCCGTGCGTGAGCACATCCTCGCACTGGCCGAGTTCGGCATCGGCTACAAGAGAGTCGCCGAGGTATCTGGCATCGGCGTGACCGCTGTGCGCAACCTGGTGTGGGGTCGTCAGGACCCGGGACCGCGCAAGGGTGAGCTGCAGCGGCGCGTGAAGCGGGCGACTGCGGAGGCAATCCTCGCCGTCGAGCCCGATGTGGCGAATCTGGCCGACGGCGGGAAGATGCCGGCGCGTGGCACGCACCGTCGGTTGCAGGCACTGGTGGCTCGCGGCTGGTCGCTGTCGAAGCTTGCTGAGCGCCTCGGTGTCCAGGTCGCGAACCTCTCGTCGATGATGCAGCGAGAGCAAGTCTTTGCCCGCACGCACCGACAGGTCGTCGCCCTGTACGAGGAGCTGTGGGATCAACTGCCTCCTCGGGAGAGCTGGCACGACAGGGCCGCGTACACGCGCGCGATCGGCTATGCGAAAGCGCGCCGGTGGTTGCCGCCGCTGGCTTGGGATGACATCGACACAGACGAGGAGCCACCCGTCGTCGAGACGGAAGGCGAGGAGGTCGATTCGATCGCCGTCGAGCTGGCCTGCGCTGGCGAAATCGTGCGTCTGACGAGAACCGAACGGCGAGCCGCTGTGACCCAACTACAGGCGGAAGGCATGTCGGACAACGCCATCGCGGATCGACTTCATCTTGCAGCTCGATCAGTCCTCCGAATCCGTCAGGAGCTCGGACTGCCCGCGGCAGTCGATGCCGGCGGCAACCACCTTCTGCCCGAGCGGGCAGCGGCATGAATCTCGAAAGCGAAGCCTCATGATCACCGTCACCGACCTCTTCGCAGGCGCGGGCGGCTCGAGCACGGGCGCCATGCAGGTGCCCGGCGTGCACGTCCGCATCGCCGCGAACCACTGGCAGACCGCGCTCGACATTCACAACGCGAACCACCAGAACACCGACCACGCCAACGTCGACCTGCACGAGGAACGCCCCTCCTACTTCCCCCGCACCGACATCTTGTGGGCGTCACCGGAGTGCACGAAGTGGTCGCAGGCGAACGGTGCGAAGCTGCCCGCGATCGACGAGGGCCTATTCGAGGACCCGTTGAGCGACGACGTGAAGCAGCGCTCGCGCCTGCTGATGTTCGACGTGCTGCGCTTCATCGAGCACCACCGCTACCGGCTCGTGATCGTGGAGAACGTCGTCGACATCGCCACGCAGACGAAGTACCGGACCGCGTGGGATGTGTGGCGGCAGGAGCTGCGCGCGCTCGGTTACGCGTTCCGCGTGCTGTCCCTGAACTCGATGCACGCCTCCCTGTACGGGCCGCCCGCACCGCAGTCCCGGGATCGCATCTACATCGTCGCGTGGCCTGAGCACGAGCCCGCTCCGAACCTTGACCGCGTCGTTTCGCCGCCCGCCCACTGCGACACCTGCGACGTAGACATTCGCGCCGTGCAGTCGTTCAAGCGTGGCCGCACCGTGGGCCGATACCGGCAGGCGTACGTCTACTGCTGCCCCCGATGCGGAGGCATCGTCGAGCCCTACTGGATGCCCGCCGCGACCGCGATCGACTGGACCATCCCCGGTGAGCGAATCGGCGACCGCGACAAGCCGCTCGCGGAGAAGACTCTCGCGCGCATCGCCGCCGGCATCGCCCGCTACTGGGGCCCGCTGACGCTCGAGGCAGGCGGCAACCAGTACGACTCCGCCGACCCGAAGCACCGCAATCACGGCGACCCCGACGCGTACATGCGCGCCTGGCCGACGAGCGAGCCGCTCAAGGCACTGCACACGACCCCCACGAAGGCTCTCGCGGTGCCGGTGGAGGGTCGCGACGGGAAGGACGCCGCACCGGTCGACGTGCCGCTGCGCACGCAGACCACCCGCGCCGAAACTGCGCTCGCGGTCGACCCGCTCATCGTCGAGATGTACGGCACGTCGACGGCGCGTCCCGTGAGTGAGGCGGCCGGCACCTTCACCGCGGGCGGGAATCACCACGGGCTCGCGCACCGTCCGTTCGTGACCCAGTTCCGCGACCGCGACGACCGCAACCTCGACCCCGCCGTCGAGCCTCTGCGCACGATCGTCGCGGACGGGGCAAGCCACGGCCTGGTGATGGAGTACTACTCGCGCGACGACGCGATGCACGCCACGAGCGAGCCGCTGATGACTGTGACTACGGAGCCGCGGCACGCGCTGGTGCATCGGTTGAACGATCAGGGTGCAGCGATGACGACGCCAACTACTGAGTACCTGCGCACGTTGACCACTGGTGGGCAGGTCGCTCTCCTGCAGCGGCCAACCCGCCGCCAGGTGACGGTGAAGGATCTCGCGGTGGCCCGCGACATGCTCCCGGACGTTCTGTTCCGCATGTTCCGCCCGCACGAGGTCGCCGCCGGCATGGCGTTCCCCTCCTCCTACGTGTGGCAGCCCGTGGACCGCCTCAAGCCGGTCTCGAACCGCGACCTCGTGAAGGCCGCGGGGAACGCTGTGACGCCGCCTGCAGCTCGCGACATCGTCGGCGCAGTCGTCGACTCCCTTGAGAGGAGTGCAGCGTGATGGCGAAGCAGTTGGGCCACATTCACGTGGGTGGCTTCATCCAGATCGAGGTCGAAGACTCGGAGGCCCTGTTCACAACGTGGACCACCCCGCGCGAACTGGCCTGGGTCGCATTCGACGGCACATCGGTGACCGTGGGCCTGTGGCCTGCGAACCCGGACGACAAGGACGAGACCTTCGAGGAGTTCGGCCTGGAACTGACGCATCACGTCGAAGTACGAGATGACGAAGGCGAACTGTGTCCCGGCTACGAACTGCAGGGAGAGGCCGCATGAGCCCCGCCGGTCAGATCGCCTACGAGACCGTCACCCTCCGCGACGGGAACGTGTGCCAGAAGTGCCACCGTCACGGTGCCGCCACCCAGCGCGACCACCGCAAGAACCGGTCGCAGGGCGGCAAGACGACCGTGGCGAACCTGCAGCTGCTGTGCGTGTTCTGCCACGACTGGAAGACCAGCAACCCGCGCCGCGCGATCGCCGAAGGATGGGCATGCCCTGGATGGGCGGACCCGCAGTGGTGGCCCGCGAGACGGTGGCTGCCGACCCCGCTGAACACGCTCCGCGCGGCGTGGGTGTACTACGACGACCACGGCAACTTCACCGAGATCACCGAGCTCGAGGCACGCAGCGTGCTCGGCATGTACTGGATGGAGAGCTGATGCCGAAGGACTCCCGTCTGTACATGACGTTCCCGATCGACTTCGACGAACACCCGAAGGTCGCTCCGCTGTCGGATGCTGCGTTCCGCGCGTTCATCGAGATGAACGCCTACTCCCGCCGCCAGTCCCTCGACGGGCGTATTGCGGCCGCCACGGCCCGCAGACGGTGGAAGGGGAAGGCGCTGGCGGAACTGGTCGCCTCGCACCCGGAGCGGCCCCTGGTGGCCCTCGAGGGTGACGTGTACGTGATTCGCGACTACGCCGAGCACCAGCTGACGGTGGCCGCGATCGAGGCGTTGCGGGAGAAGCGCGCCGCGGCTGGTCGGCGGGGCGGTGAGGCGAAGGCCAAGACGGTAGCAAGTGCTAAAGCAAATGCCACAGCAAGTGCTGTAGCAAACCCTGTGGATAACCCCGCTTTGCTAGAAGCAAACAGGAAGCAGAGTCATAGAGTCATAGAGTCAAGAGAAGACTTGACTGACATTAAGCACCCCCCACAGTCATCTCACGTAAGTACCGCGCGCGACCCCGAAGCCGACCCGGGGGAGTTTCTGGCGAGGATGAAGGAGCGTGCTCTGCTCCGCGCTGAGCAGGCCGGTATCCGCGATCTGGTCGCCCTCCGCGACCATCTGGAGACCACCACTCTCGAGCGGCTGACGTTGGGTGCTGCGTTGGAGATCGCGGAAGTGATCCTGGCGCGCGCTGCTGGTCCGGTGCGGAACGCGGACGCGTATGTGATCTCGTCGTGTCGGACGACGCCAGCCGAGGTGCGCGAGATCGCGTCGCAGATCGATGTGGCGGCGATCGTATGACGTGGCTTCGGGAACTCTCTGCGGAGCTCGTGACCCATGAGCGCGAATCGCATGCGGCGCTGGTTGCCCGCCTTCAGCTTGAACTGCCGACCGCTCCCCGTCAGGTTGCTTTGCGTCGCCGCCTCGAGGGCGAGGCACGTGTGCGAGTTCAGCAGCGTCTGATCGCTGAGGCTCGCGCTGAGCAGGTCACCTACACCCCTCTGGAGCGGCGGCTTGGCGAGGCCCGCCTGCAGGCGCTGATGGAAGAGCTTGCAGCCGCTGATCCCTGGTTCACCCACCCCGAAAGGAAGCATGCATCATGACCGCCACGATGACCTACACCGGGGTCCTCGCCATCGAGGAGTGCTGCAGCTGCGGCATCAGCTTCGCGATGCCGCAGGATCTGATGAACGCGCTCAGCAGGGACCACGACCGTTGGTTCTACTGCCCGCAGGGTCACCGCCAGCACTACGTGGGGGAGACCGACGAGCAGAAGCTGCGCCGCCAGCTCGAATACTCACGGAACGACGCCCAGTGGTACCGCGACCAGCTGCACGCGTCGGAGCGGTCGAAGGCCGCTCTCAAGGGCCACCTCACGCGGGCCCGCAACAAGATCGCGAACGGAGTCTGCCCGGTCGGCAACTGCCGCCGCCACTTCGACAACGTGCAGGCGCACATCGCCAGCGAGCACCCGACGTGGTCCGTCCTCGACCCCGAGACCGGGAAGGCGGCCACCCTGTGAGCGGCGAGACGATCGTCACGGTCGTCGGCAATCTGACCGCCGACCCGGAACTGCGCTACACCCAGTCCGGGCTCGCGGTGGCGAACTTCACGATCGCGTCGACCCCGCGCCAGTTCGACCGCAACGCCAACGAGTGGAAGGACGGCGATCCGCTGTTCCTCCGCGCGAGCGTCTGGCGTGAGTTCGCCGAGCACGTCGCGTCGTCGTTGACCAAGGGGTCGCGCGTCATCGCGCAGGGCCGACTGAAGCAGCGCTCGTACGAGACGAAGGAAGGCGAGAAGCGCACCACCATCGAGCTCGAGGTCGACGAGATCGGCCCGAGCCTGCGGTACGCGACCGCACAGGTCACGCGCGCGACGAGCGGAGGGAGCGCGGCGCCAGCGCCTGCCGCATCGGAGCCGTGGGCCACGCCCGCACCTGCGGCCGCCGCGAGCGACTCCTGGGCCACGCCGACCCCCCACTCCGACGACACCCCCTTCTGAGCATGGACCACCGAGACCTGAACCGGATCGGCCGCTGCTGCGCGCAGTGCTCGACGCCATTCATGTGCGCCCGGTCGACGTGCGGCTGTCATGGCGATCGAGATGCCCGTTGCGGCTTCTGCGGCGAATGCCTGTTCGTGCCCCCGCCGAGCCCGTTGTCGTTCCGCGACGTGCTGACTCACCGATTGGCGGATGCAGCATGAGCGCCCTTCTCTGCGTCACCATCGACATGCCCGGACGCCCGTGCACGGTGCGGGGCGAGCACCTGTCGACCTGCTTCGACACCGAGACGTGCACGGGTTGCCTGCCCTATCGAGCCGAGGTGGGCATGCTCTGCCGACTCTGCGATGAGCGCTACCGTGCCGCGCTCGACGTGCTCCCGAAGCTGGTGCACTTCCTCGTGTCGGGCGGTGCTCCTCCGGTCGACGTCAACAGGTCGCGCGGCATGCCAGGGCCTCGTCTGCCCATCGCTGAGGCGAAGCTCGCCGCAGATTCGTTGTGGATGCACTTGGCGGGCGTCGCGATCGCACACTCGATCGGTTCGCGGACTGAGGAACCGGAGTGGCCGGCAGGCACGTCGGTGATCGATGGGTTCTTGCCGTCGTTGAGCGTGGCCGGCGCAGTACAGGCGATCTCTCAGCTCGCGGAATCACTGACTGCGGATCCGTCGGTGACGGCACGTCACCAGGGCGCGGAAGCGGCTGTGCGGCTGTATCGGGAGCTTCAACGTCAGCTGTCACGTTTCCCGCTCGAAGAGAAGCCGAAGCGGGTGCCGTACCTCCGCTGCAGGGAGTGCGGGCAGTTCGCGGTGGTCGACCGACCGCCGCTGCACTTCACTGCCGCTCGGGTGGATGAGTGCCGGGCGTGCGGCGCCATTCATGACCCGAACATGCGGGAGTTCGATCTGCGGTTGTATCGGCTCGAGGTTGAGGCCGCGATCGCAGAGAGGACCGCGGCATGAACGGCTACTCGAAACCACACGATTCAGAGACAGGAGAGCAGCCGTGAAGGCATACGACATGAGTCGCTACAAGCGGGTGATCGGTACGGACGGCAGGATCAGCGGGAGCTGGGTCGTGCTTCAGGGTCGCCATCCCCGCGATGGCGAGCAGCAGGAGTACATCGTCTCGCCGATCGACGTCACGATCTACGACGAAAGCCGGCGCTTCGGCCGTGTTCTCTACCCGTCAGACCTGACGGCGTGGGTCTGCGAGGACGGCTCTGTCTCGCTCGCGAAGCACAGGATTGCCGAACGCATCCGCCCCGAGGTCGAGGAGGTCTGGGACGAGATGGTCGAACTGCTGGAACTGATCATGAGGGCGTTCATCGACGGGCCGCGCGAGGCCGTCACGGAATCGCCTGATTCCGGCAGGGAGGCAGACCAGTGAGCGAGGGGCCGATCGCGCAGTGGTGGAAGTCGCACGAGCCCGCGAAGGTGTCGACGCCTCGTTCGAGGGCGACGTGCTATCAGCAGCCGGGAACTTCGACGGCGTACTGCGGCCGCCGGCTGTATGCGAGCACGACGCACGCCCGCGGTGTCACGTGCGCGGACTGCGCCGCGGCGATGCGCGCGGACGGCGTGCCGGGTTCACACGATTCCGGGGAAGCGTCATGAGCCTGCGCATTGTGCCGGTGAGCTTCGCTGACGCCTGCGCCTTCGTCGCTGAGCACCACCGTCACCACGATGCGCCTCGCGGCCACAAGTTCTCTATCGGTGTCGCGCAGGGCGCACAGCTGGTCGGCGTCGCGATCGTCGGGCGGCCTGTGTCTCGTGTGATCGCCGCCGAGGGTACGACTCTTGAGGTCATTCGCACGGCGACGGACGGCACGCCGAATGCGAACTCGAAGCTCTACGGGGCCGCGCGTGCTGTCACTTTCGCGCTCGGCTATGACCGCCTGATCACCTACACCCAGGCGGGTGAGAGCGGTGCGTCGCTGCGGGCTGCGGGCTATCGCGTGATCGCCTCGCGCCCCGCTCGTGGCGGCTGGCACACGCCGAGCCGCGCGCGCACTCCGCGGGGCACGGAGGGCGTGCAACGCACGCTTTGGGAAACAGTGCCAAGTTCACACGATTTCGAGACCAAAGTGCCTGATGCCTGAGCTGATCTACGCCGACGAGTTCGTGCAGCTCTTCCTCGGCGACTACCGGGACGCCGACCTCTCCGACCTGGATGCCACGGCCGTCGTGACCGACCCGCCCTATGGCGAGACGAGCCTTGACTGGGACAGATGGCCGACCGGATGGCTCGATGACGCCTGCGCGCTCGCTCCCGCGCTGTGGTGCTTCGGCTCGATGCGGATGTTCCTCGAGCATGCGGACGAGTTCACCGATGCTGGCTACCGCTTCGCTCAGGACGTGATCTGGGAGAAGCACAACGGCTCCGGGCTGGCCGCTGATCGGTTTCGCCGTGTGCACGAGATCGCCACGCACTGGTATCGCGGCGAGTGGGCTGAGGTGAAGCACACGACACCGACCACCGCCGACGCGAGTCCACGCATCGTTCGTCGGCGAGAGTCGAAGGGTGAGCACCAGGGCTCACGAGGGGCGATCAGTTACGTCTCAGAGGATGGCGGCCCGCGGCTCATGCGCTCCGTCATCCAGGTGCGGTCCCAGCACGGTCGCGCGGTGCATCCCACCCAGAAGCCGGTGGGCATCGTCGCACCGCTCATCGAGTACAGCACCGACCGGGGTGATCTCGTCGTAGACCTGTTCGGGGGCTCGGGCACGACCGCTGTGGCCGCGCGAGCGCTGGGTCGTCGATGCGTCATCTTCGAGGCGCGCGAGGACTATGCGACCGCGGCCGCCAAGCGGCTTTCACAGCAAACATTTGACCTGGAAGGACTCACAGCATGAACCGTAGATCGCCCGATTCCGGCAGGGAGACAGACCAGTGAGCATCCGCGGGCTTTTGGCGAAGCACAGCGCTGCGAAGCCGCGCGTGTATCGCGCTCGTCGCTGTGTATGGCCGTGCGCCTGGCACGCAGAGCACCAGGACGGGTCGGTGTCGCATTGCTCAGACTTCTCGACGGCGCTCACCGCCGCGCTGAACTATCGTTCGCCCGATCCTGCGTCTGAGCGTGATCGTCTGCTGGGTGACCTGCAGGAACTCGGCTACCCGACTTCTCCTGATCCCGGGAGCGCTCGGTGACGGCGGCGGGCCACCGAAGCGACCCGCCGCCTTCCACATCGCCCTTCTCGGTTGCCTCGAGGTGGTACCCGAGGATGCGAACTTCGTTAGGGAGCGTCACCCGTTGGGATCCGCGCGCTTCGAGCGATACGGGAGCAACCCCGCACAACGAGTCTAGGTCGCGCGAAACACATCGAGAAGGTTGAAGGACAGGACCACCATGAGCGAACCCAGCTGGGTGACAGTCGCCGAGGCCGTCATCCTTACCGACCGATCCAAGACTGTCATCTACGACATCATCCGCATCGGAGGGGTCAAGACCGAAGAGTCCACACGGGGCACACTCGTCCACCTTGGGGACCTTCGCCGCATCCTCGGCCAACGGCGACCCGGAAGACCCCGCGGATCAGCTAAGCGACAGTGACACGCCGAATTGAACTACAGGCGCATCACGAGCGAAAACCCCGGAAAACCCGCACCATGTATGTAGTGAGATGGCGAATGCCGTCCCGGCGACTACGACCTGCTGTCGTACACCGCCGACTCCACGCCCTGCACTGAGGCGTCCACGCTTTCGAGGGCCCTGGTGATCTTCTTCAGCTCCGCCAGAATGTCGCGAAGCAACTGAGTGTCTGTCATGCGGCGAATCTAGCGTCGGCTTCCGACATCCCCCAGGGCTTCGAGTCGCGACCCCGCTAGATCAGCTGAACCAGACGCTCAGCGAATCGAGCGGACGATGCCGTCTGGCTTCATCTCCTCAACCGCGATCGGAATGCCGGGCCCGGTGGCGATCTCTAGCCAGCGATTATCGTCGAGGCGGAACTTCACCGTTCCCAGCCCCTCCTGACCACTGAGTTGCTCAATGACATCGGCGTTGTACGTGATGAACCGCTGCCCGCCGTAGTGCACGACGTACTTCGTCTCGCTGGCCATGAAAGCCACCTTCCGCTCTGAGTGCCTCGATCCTAGAAGAACCCTCAACCACCGAGGCTCAGCCTCACCGCCAACGCGTCCAGGCGACGCCAAGAGGTGATTGCCGTGGCTCAAGGTCGACCAGTCGAAGCCGCTGTACGCGAGCGCGCGCGTGAGCTCATCGAGCAGGGCCTCCCACGCAACGCCATCGCTCGCGAGTTGATGATCGCCCCATCGTCGGTCACGAAGATCGCGCAGGAGGAGGGCCTCAGCTTCGAGCGGGCGACGATGACCGCAACCGCAGTGGCCGCGCGTCAGGCCGATCTGAAGGCTCGCCGCATCGAGCTGATCGACGAGCTGACCATGAAGGCCGCGGATCATCTCGCGGCCATCGACCAGCCGTACAAGGTGTACGCGTTCGGCGGGATGAACAACGAGTACGAAGACCACGAGCGCGAACAACCGCCTATCCCCGATCGGCTGAACCTCCACCGTGCCGCATCTCTCGCGCTGAAGGATGCCCGTGAGCTCATGCGCGACGATGACGACGAGGGTGTCGCTGAGGCCGAGTCGATGCTGATGAACCTCATCCTCGAGTTGGGCCTGCACGAAGATGAGTGACGACCTGCCTGAGGTGAGCACGCTCGGCCCGCAGCAGATCAAGTCTCTGCGCGAGTCGAAGACCCGCATCAACGTGTTCGAGGGCGCCATTCGCTCGGGCAAGACCATCGTGTCGCTGCTCCGGTTCCTCATGGCCGTCGTCATGCACCGTCAAGGCGTCATCATCGTTGTGGCGCGCACGCGTGACTCGGCATACCGCAATGTGTTCGAGCCGCTCATGGACCGAAACCTGTTCGGCCCCCTCGCGAAGCTCGTGCACTACACGGGCGGTGCGCCGACGGGTCGCATCATGGGCCGCACAGTGCATGTGCTCGGCGCAAACGACAAGAAGTCCGAGAAGGTGCTCCGCGGTCTCACGGTCGGCCTGGCATACGTCGACGAGATCACCGTGATCCCCGAGGAGTTCTTCACCCAGCTGCTCGGTCGCATGTCGCCGCCCCGCGCAAAGCTGTTCGGCACGACCAACCCCGACTCGCCGGCGCACTGGCTGAAGGTCAAGTTCCTCGACCGCATAGGCAAGGGCCTCGAGCGGTGGCGCTCCTGGCACTTCACTCTCGACGACAACCCGGCACTGTCGGAGGAGTACAAGAACCAGATCAAGTCCGAGTTCACCGGGCTCTGGTTCAAGCGCTTCGTGCAGGGGCTCTGGGTCGCCGCTGAGGGCGCGATCTACGACATGTGGGACGTCGACAAGCACACGATCCCCTGGGACGACCTCCCCGAGATGCGCGAACTTATTGCCTGCGCGATCGACTACGGCACGACCAACCCGACCGTGGCAGGCATCCTCGGCCTATCAGCAGAGATCGACGCACTGGGCCGCCCTACCCCGCGGCTGTTCATGGTTGACGAGTGGGTGTACGACGCCACGGCCTCGCAAGAGAAGCTCACCGACGGCGAACTGTCGAAACGACTGCGCGCATGGCTCGACGCCGGCGGCCACATCCCACGCGACACGTTCCCGTCGATGAAGCCGCGCTACATCATCGTCGACCCGTCGGCCGCATCGTTCCGAGTGCAGCTGTCGCAAGACGGCCTCACGGCGACCGCGGCCGACAACGACGTTCTGTACGGCATCCGCACCGTCGCATCGCTGATCGGTGCGGGCAAGCTGCTCATCGCACGCCCGACAGACGCTCACCCTGAACGTGGCTGCCCTCGCTTCATTCAAGAGGCGCCCGGGTACGCGTGGGATCCGGACGAGACGCTGAAGGGCGTCGACAAGCCGATCAAGGTCGCAGACCACTCTCTCGATCAGGGGCGCTACGGCGTGACAACCACCGAGAACATCTGGCGCCAACACATCAAGCTCGCAGCCTAAGGAGGCGCCATGACCGACGACGCCTTCCCCCCGGTGCCGTTCGACTTCGCCTACTCGAAGTTCCGCGAGCATGACGCGTGGGTGCGCCAAGACGCTGACACCCTGAACGCGATCTACCAGGGCAAGGACACCTACTCGACGGCCACGCACATGGTCAACGGGCGCCCATACCGCGGTGGCGCGTTCGGTCTGCTGTCGAAGATGTTCCTCGGTCAGCCGATCGTCGCGAACGAGAAGCGCATGTTCTCCATGCCGCCCCTCGCCGGCGACATCTGCACGCTGTCGGCTGCGCTGCTGTACGGCGAGGCGCCGACGTTCCGCTACCCGAAGCCGGAGAGCACTGCGGCCGCCGAGTCGACGGCTGAGGGGGCGAAGCCGAAGAAGTGGCGCCACCCTGCCCAGGACACCCTCGACCTCATCATGGGCTCCGACCAGGCACACGCTGAGCTGCTCAAGTCGGGCGAGTACGCAGCCGCTCTCGGCGGCACGTTCATTGCCGCCGTGTGGGATCCGGAAGTGCGCAAGAACGTGTTCCCTCGCGCGTACCGCTCCGACTGCGCCCTGCCCGTGTTCCGCTACGGCGAGCTGATCTCGTGCACGCTCTGGTCGGAGTACCGCACTGCTGACACCTCCCACGTGTTCCGCCTGCTCGAGCGGCACGAGAAGGGCCTCATCACCTACACGCTCCACCGCGGCTCCGACAAGGTACTCGGCCCGATGGTGCCGATGTCGGAGCTTCCCGAGACCAGCCACTACAACACGCTGCGCACCGACGCGGAGTGGGATGCGGCCATGGAGGATCCGAGCATTCTCAACGGGCCCGTCACGGTCGCCACGGGTGTGCCTGAGGCGCTGACGGTCGTGTACATCCCGAACCGCTTCCCGAACCACAACTGGGACAAGCTCGGCACCCTCGCGAACCTCGGCCGTTCCGACCTTGACGGCATCGAGGACATGCTCGACAAGTACGCGCAGATCCTCACGAGCCTCATGCGCGACGTCGAGAACGGCGAAGGCCGGCTGACGGTTCCCGAGTCGTGGCTCGAGCAGGGCCCGCGCGGCCAAGGGTCCACGTTCGACCCTCGTCGCCAGGTGTACGTCGGCGTGAGCGCTCTCGGCAAGGGCGACGAGGGCATGAAGGACCAGATCGTCTCGACTCAGTTCGAGATCCGCGTCGAAGAGCACGACCACGCGATGGACGTCATCAAGCGGCAGATCGCGGAACGCACCGGATACTCCCCCGCACACCTCGGCGTTCGCGATGCGGCGACGGGTACGAAGACGGCGACGGAGATCACGGCCGACTTCACGGACTCGGAGCGCACTCGCGACACGAAGGCGATGCTCGCGAAGCCTGCACTGGCGAAGTTCGCCCAGGTCGCCGTGGCACTGCAGGGTGTCGTCTTCGGCACGCCGGGTGCGAAGTGGTACGACGAGCTGCCCGACATCGAGTTCACGCCCATCTCGCAGCAGGACATGGAGAAGCTGGCTCGCATCGCGTCGGCCGGCTACCTCTCGAACTCGATGAGTCTCCGCCAGCGTGTGAAGACGCTGCATCCTGACTTTGACGATGAGCAGATCGACGAAGAGGTGGCCGCGATCGAACGGGAACTGGGCTCTCCGGCACCGGACCCTGCGAACTTCACGGATGACCCGACCACTCCTGACGGCTCGCGCCCAAAGTCGGCTCCTATCGTTCCCGAGCCCGTAGAATGAGAACGGCCCCGAACCGAGTGCGCTAACACTCGCCGGGGCCTGACCCTGAATCGAATGCGACTCGATTGGAGGGCTACCGTGAAGCGTAGCCGCCCGAGCTTTTCCGAACTGTTCACCGACTCTGACCGCGAACGGTTTCGCGCGAAGTATCGAGTCGACTCCGATGGATGCTGGCGCTGGACTGCCGCGAAGAGCGATAACGACTACGGCGTGTTCAGCATGCACGTGTCTGGCGAACGGTTCCAGGTGTACGCGCATCGCATCTCGTACGAGATGTTCGTGGGCCCGATCCCGCTCGGCCTTGCGATCGATCACCTGTGCCGCAATCGCGACTGTGTGAACCCCGAGCATCTTGAGCCTGTGACCACGGCAGAGAACAACCGTCGGGTTGTGGTCACGATAACTCACTGTCCCCGTGGTCACGAGTACACAGAGGCGAACACCTACCGCCACGGCAAGGCCCGGTACTGCCGCACCTGCAATGCAGACTCCGCTCGCGCGAGACGCCGCGCTGCCTGATCAACCAACAGGGGGTGCGATGTGACGACTCTAGCCCTCTGGGTTGTCGTGCTCGGTGGCTTCTACCTGCTGCTCGAGGTGCTGTGCAGTGAGCGAGGCGCGAGCCCTGGGCCGACGTGGTTCGACATCGCGCCGACCCTGACCGTCTCGAAGAAGAAGCGCACCCGAGGCGAGGTCGACGCTTCGGGGCGCACCAGACGCGATCGCGCTCGCCACCGCACTTCGTAGCCCGTCAGTGGTGAACGGCACACTGCTCCCGATGACGATGTGTAGAGACAAGATCCGGTACCGCGACAGGATCGCGGCGCTCATGGCGCTCGCTTCCACGCAACGGTCCGACTCTTCACGGCGCGAGAAGACCGAGAGCCGCGCCTACCGATGCCCTCACTGCAACGGCTGGCACCTGACCTCGAAGCCTCGGAGGCCCAAGGCCTGACCATGGGGGGACGAGTTGGCTCAGTTTCTCCCCAACCCCGACGGCTTCGACGTTGAGGACTTCATCGAGCAACTCTCCCTCGACCTGTCGAACCGGTACCGCGAAGCCGAGAACGAGCTCATCCAGCAGCTCGCCGCACGCGCCTACCGTGACCTGCAACTGCAGCAGCTCGCCCCGTCGACGATCGTCGCAGGGGGCCTGACCGCTGCGGAGCGACGTCGACAGAACGAGGCGCTCGCGCGGCTCGCTGCACACCGCGCCCAGTCGATGCGGGAACTGCAGGAACTGGCTGTGGCGATCACCGAACAACTCCGCGTCGCTGGTCTGGCGGCGGAACTCGTGCGCGAAGCTGCCATGCAGGGCGAGGCCGCCGCGGTGGCCATGCTCGGCTTCGGCTCACGCCTCCTTGCCGGCGTCAGCGGCATCGGAGCACCCGCGATCGGAAGCTATGCGGGCCAAGCGGTCGCATCGCTCGGCTTGTCGCTGCAGTCACGCCTCGAAGCCATGAACCAGCGCATCACCCGCTACCCACAAGACGCGTACCAGCGCATCGTGTCGATGACCGCACCGAACGCGATCCTCGGCGTGAGCACAGGACTGCAGGCGCAACAGCAGGCCGTGCGCAAGTTCCTGGCTGAGGGTGTCACTGGCTTCGTCGACGTGTCGAACCGACGGTGGACGATCGGCGCGTACGCAGAGATGGCTTCACGCACAGCTGTGAACCGAGCGTTCAACGATGCGACGCAGTGGCGACTGCAGCAGTCGAACATCCGCTTGGCGGTGATCGTTGGCGGGTTCGACGCGTGCTCGAAGTGTGGGCCGTGGATCGGGAAGATCGTGTCGTTGGATGGCTCTCCCACTGGCGCGCGCATCATGCAGTCGGCGACAAGCGACGCCATGGTGACTGTGCAGGTCGCGGGGACGGTCGACCAGGCTCGGGACGCCGGCTGGAATCACCCGAATTGCTTCCCCCGGTTCGTGCCTGTCTCAGCCCCGACGGGCGTGACCGCTGCCGACTCGCGTTGGTTTGAGGGCGAGCTCGTCGTCATCCACACTGCCGCCGGTCGCGAACTCTCCGTCACCCCAAACCATCCGGTACTGACGGACGAAGGCTGGGTCGCTGCGGGTTCGCTCGCAGAAGGCCACAACCTCGTCAGCTACAGCGGTGATGTCGAGCAACCACTCACGAGCCGACCAGATCATGAGGGTGTTGAAGCCCCTATCGGCGAGGTCTATGAGACGCTTCGGCAGTCGCGCCATGTGGCGGCCGTCTCGATGCCAGGAACCGCCGAAGACTTCCACGGCGACGGCATCGCCGATTCCGAGGTCGACGTTGTACTTGCCGACCGCCTGCTGGGGAGTGACGGCGAGCCCACGACGCTCCAACTCTCTCCCGAGAGCAATCTCATCCTCAGTCGCGTGCGAGAGCCGCGCCTGCTTGGTGAGCGCTCGACTCTCGAGGTCGCTGATGGTGCGGGTCATGCCGCGCACGGCGTCGTGAGCACCTCTGGCAAGCCGGGAGCGCTCCTCGGCGCTCGTGCTGGCCATGCGGGTGTACATGGCGGCGGAACGGTCGCGCAGTTCGACGCCAGCCCCGCGCAGGCGGCGAGTGATCACACTGCGGGAGACACCGTGAGTGCTGGCGAGTTGCTTGACGCTCTCGCCGGCTCGGTAACGCTCGATCAGGTGGTCAAGGTCGAGCGGCGGAACTTTGCGGGGCATGTCTACAACCTTCAGACGGCGGGTGGTTGGTACACCGCTCAGTCTATCGTCGTGCACAACTGCCGATGCCGTTTCGCCGCGCATTTGCCGGGCCTGTTGATTCCGCAGGCGGACTACAAGTACAGCCCCGAGGCCGAGGCCGAGAGGGAACGGCAGCGCGAGCTCGAGCGCCGCATCCGTTCAGCCAAGCGCGATGCGGCCACAGCCCCTGATGACGTGTCACGGAAGCGTGCTAAGTCCGAGATTCGTGATCGCCAGGCTGAGATGCGCGAATTCATCCGTCAAACTGGGCGCCCGCGAGCGTCGTATCGCGAGCAGCTTCACTTCTCGGACGGCCCGTAGAACTCCACATTCCAGGGAGGGGCGTCAACGCGGATGGCACATGGCCGCGAAGGGCGCTCACGACGCCGTTCTTGACCCGGCGAGGCGTACCTGCGCCCCTCCCACACACGTCCAGCGCGTCCTTTCCGCGCGAGTTGAGGGTCGCCCCACCCGAGAAGACGACAACGGGGCTCTATTGGCGTAGCTCAACTGGTAGAGCGCCGGTCTCCAAAACCGGAGGTTGCAGGTTCGAGTCCTGTCGCCTTTGCGAACGCGCGCGAGCGCCTAAACGTCCGGCCAAGTGGTCGGCGTACCACCGATGCGACCAGGCGTCGCAGAAGGAGCATCATCGTGTCCGATCAGAACCCGCCCGCACCGGCCCCTCCGGCTCCCGCGCCCACTCCGCCCGCAGCGCCTCCGGCGCCTGCAGCGTCGACCCCGCCCTGGGGTGACGACCCGTCGAAGTTCGACCCCGACAAGATGTGGCGCCTCGCTGAGAACCTCCGTGGCGACCTCGCTGCCGAAAAGCAGAAGCGCGAAGAAGCCATCGCCGAGGCGGTCAAGAAGGCGTCCGAAGAGACGCAGAAGGCGACCCTCGCCCAGTTCGCCAAGCTGCTGACCGGCGAGACGGAGCCGGAGACCGACCCGGTGAAGCTCGCCGAGAAGGTGACGGACCTGTCGACCAAGGTCGAGGCCGCCAACGGCGAACTCACCAAGGCGCAGGCCGCCATCAAGACGGCAGACCTGCAGCTGCAGGTCGCCATCCTCGCCCCCACCCTCGGCGCGAACGCCAAGCTGCTGCTCGCCAACGAGCAGTTCAAGACCTCCATCGCGTCGGCAGAGCCGACCGATGAGGCCGCCATCACGGCGGCGATCCAGAAGGCCGTGCAGGACACGCCCACCCTCAAGGCAACCTCTCCCCGCTCAGGTGGCGGCGAACACCAGGGAGCCACCGTGCAGACCCTCGAAGCTCAGCTCGCGAAAGCGATCGAGTCGAAGAACCTCACGGAGACCATTCGCCTCCGGCGCGCCATCGCGGCCGCCAAGGCGTAGCCCACACAACAGAAGGAGACCAGCATGGCTGGAATCGCGGGGCAGGCGACCACGTTCAACGCCCCCAACTACACCGGTGAGCTCTTCCAGGTCTCGCCGGAGGACACGCCCCTTCTCTCGACCATCGGTGGCCTCACCGGTGGCGAAGAGACCGCCTCGACCACCATCGAGTGGCAGACCGAGGATCTCCGCACGGCGGAGGAGAACCGGTCGCGCCTCGAGGGTGCGAATGCGCAGACCGCGGACACCCGCGTACGTGCGAACGTCACCAACGTGGTCGAGATCCACCAGGAGACCGTCGAGGTGTCGTACACGAAGCAGGCTGCCACCGGCAACCGTGCGGGCGCGAACATCGACGGCTCGAACCCGGTGCTCAACGAGCTCGACCACCAGATCATGCTGGCACTGAAGGGCAAGGCTCGAGACATCGAGATGTCGTTCATCCGCGGCCAGTACCAGTCGCCGGTGGACAACACGACGCCTCGGAAGACGCGCGGCCTGATCCAGGCGATCAGCACGAACGTCATCGAGCTGGGCACGGTCTTCACGGGCCTGTCCGCGTCGACCGACACGATCGCGCAGACCGCTACGACCCTCGCAAACGGCGACGCCATCCGATTCACCTCGGTGGGCGTGTCGACCGCGATCAAGCTGAACACGGTCTACTGGGTCGTCAACAAGACGACCGACGCCTTCAAGGTCTCGGCCACCAAGGGCGGCGCGGCGATCACGATCGGCACTGCCACCGTGGCGCTGGCAAAGCTGACCACGGCGGGCCCGACGAAGAACACGTACGACAACCTCTTCCAGACCGTGTTCGACAACGGCGGTCTGGCTGAGGGCGAGACCCGCACCATCCTGGTCGGCTCGCGTCAGAAGCGGAACCTGTCGGAGGCGTACGCCCGCGAGTACGGCAAGTACCAGGAGATGTCGCGCAACGTGGGCGGCGTCAACCTGCGCACGGTCGAGACCGACTTCGGCACGTTCAACGTGATGCTCGACCGGTGGATGCCGGACGACGCGTTCGCGGTCGTGTCGATCGAGCAGCTCGCCCCGGTCTTCCTCCGCACGGAGAACGGCCACATGTTCACGGAGCCGCTGGCGAAGATCGGCGCGTCCCACCGTGAGCAGCTGTACGGCGAGGTCGGCCTCAAGTACGGCAACGAGAAGGCGCACGGCATCATTCGCGGCCTCCCCGTCGAGCCCGTCTGGGCCTGACGCCACCTGTCGGGCCGGACGTGATTTGCTCCGTCCGGCCCGACAGCCACCGCACCACAGCAACCCTCTGACAGGAGAACCGCATCATGATCACCATCACTCACCCGAGCGTCCCCGAGGGCACCGTCGAGGTGTCGGGTCTGACGTTCGTCAACGGCAAGGCGGAGGTCGCGAACCTCGACGACGCCGCACGCGCCGTCCTCACCGACCACGGCTTCACCTTTGACGGCGAGCCCGAGCCGGACTCGGCCGACGAGCAGAAGGTCGACGCGCCCACGAAGGCGTGGAACAAGGACCGACTCGTCGAGTACGCCACCGAGCGCTCCATCGACATCAGTCAGGCGAAGACGAAGGACGACATCCTCGACCTCATCGAAGCCGCCGCGGCCGCCGAGAGCGACGCCGCCGATAAGCAGAAGGACGCCCCCGCGTCCTAACCCCGACCTGTGGCCCGCGCCGTGCGGTGCGCGGGCCGCAGCCCCTCTCTCACAGATCGGAGGCGCGTCGTGCGCATCTTCCACCCGCGGCCTCAGATCGGCCGTCAGAAGTTCATCGGCGTCGAGTTCCATGGCGGCGTCGCCGAAGTCAGTGAGCTGCACGCTGAGCGTCTCGTCGCGCTCGAGCAGCACGGCTTCCTCATCCAGTTCGACGACGGCTCGGTCAGCGCCCCCAGCGACTGGCCGCTGGCGCTCCCCGAACCGCTGAGTGCGCCGGCGGAACCGGCTCCCCTCGCTGACCTGAGCGTTGCGGAGCTGCGCGAGATCGCCGACTTCGAGGGCGTCGAGGTGCCGAAGGGCGCCAAGAAGGCGGACATCATCGCGGCCCTCGACGAGCAGCGGGAAGCGCTCGCCGCCACGCCTGCCGAGTCGGCGATCCTCGATGAGCTCGCCGCCGAGCTTCGAGCCTCCGTCGACGCTGAAGAGGCCTAATCGTGGCTCAGCGAGTCTATGCCACGGCCTCCGACTACTACGACTTCATCGGCGACGACCAGCCCATGACGACCCCGCCCGACCCCGAGGAGGGTCAAGAGCCGCAAGAGCCGCAGTCGATCACCGAGAAAGACCTCAACGCCCGCCTGCGGCGCGCATCGTCGGTCATCGACTCCCACACGCGTCATGCACGGTACGAGGTCGACGACGACGGCTACCCGACCGACGAAGGCATCGCCGACGCATTCAAGGAAGCCACCTGCGCTCAGGCGCAATGGTTCGACGAGTCCGACGACATCACCGGCTCTCTGTCGCAGGACGGAACCATCTCGATCGGATCAGTGTCGATTGGCGCGCGTGGACGCTCGACGGGCGGCGCATCGGCCGAAGCCCGCGAATCACGAATCGCGCCTGAGGCCGTCCAGATCCTCGAGAACGCTGGCCTTATCAGCTCGATCATCGCGCACACGTAGGGAGATACCATGCCTCGCCTGCGCGCCCGCGACCTCCCGCACTCGATCGTCTTCCGGACGGTCACGGAGACCGCTGAAGGCAAGACGCCGAGCGCATGGAGCGAACCACTTCCGGCTTACGTGGAACAGAAAACGCGCCTCATCGTCGACCGCCGCGCGACGTCGGCCACAAGCGGCCAGGAGATCACCTCGACGACCCGAGTGATCCTGCTCCCCGAGAACGACATCCCGCCGACATCTCAGGTGAAGGTGTGGGCCGGAACGCCGCGCGAACGCACCTCCGAAGTCATCGCGTCGGCCAAGTTCGACTACGACCGTCGCACTCCGAACCACGTGCAGCTCGACCTCGAGTGAGGAGTAGCCGATGACCGTCGATGCTTCCGTCTCGGTGACTTCGAACTTCGGGCAGGCGTCACAGATGGCGCTCGCCGGCATCCTTCGCGGTGAGACTCTCGCAGCCGAGCGGCTCCTGGCCTTGGCGCTGCCCCGCACTCCACTGCGCGACGGTCTGCTGCGCGAGTCGGGCGCGGTGATACCTGCTGCAGACCCGCAAGAGGGCGCTGCGGTGACGTTCGACACTCCGTACGCCGCTCGCCTGCACGAGCACCCGGAGTACGACTTCAGCGAGCCCGGCACGGGTGGCAAGTACGTCGAAAACCCGGCGCTGGAGAACTCGCGCGAGTTCGGCCAGATCATCGCGACGGAGGCGGGCCGTGGCTGACGCCCCCGAACTGATCCTGCGTCGCGCGCTTGCGCAGCTGCTGCAGGCGAACTCGCTCGCCGTGTACGCGCCGACCGGCGCATTGCCCGCGCTCGGCGTGAAGCTCGACGGCGAGTTTCCCACGGCTATCGACGAGTTCACCTCGATCTCTTCACCGCCGACGACTGCTGACGGGTTCAGCGACAACGTCGTGTATCGCGCCCAGTTCTTCACTCGACGCAAGGGCTCCCCGACCGTCGTCGAGAAATGGGCCAACGACCTCAAGGGGCTCCTGCACCGCAAGGAGTACATGCCGAACATTCTCGGCATCTCGTGGGCGTGGGAGATGTCGCGCACCTACTTCGAGAAGGACACGCAGGGCCGTGTCGCCGTCGCTGTGACGTACGGATTCCGCGGCCGCGAGCAGTAACCCCCAGACCACCCCTTCAAGTGAAGGGGTTCGCCGCATCGGGCGGCATTCCCCATCCGAACGAAGGAGAACCTCATGAGTGACCCCACTCTGTACGACACGATGGCGCGCACCAGCGGTTCGCTCGCCCTCGCCCACCAGCAGGGCATCCGCTACAAGAACAACGCCGGCGTGTTCGTCAACATCACCGGCGACATCAACAACCTGCTGATCAACCCGACCCCGATCACAGTCGCCTCCGAGGTCTACGGCAACAAGTCGACGCCCGCGATGGACGTCATCGGCTACAGCTTCGCTCCGACCTTCACCGTCGAGGCGATCCGCAACCCGATCACGAAGCACATCGCGCAGCCGTGGCTCGTCGAGATGCTCGCGAAGGCGTTCGCGACGGGCGCCGACAACAAGGCCGAGTTCCAGCTGTTCGACCTGCTCGACGAGAACCTGCCCGCGTTCGAGGGCTCGTTCTCGATCATGGTCGCGAACGCCACCCCGGGCTACCAGGACAAGGGCACGTACGCCTTCACCCTGAACTCCGACGGCGTCGTCGACCAGATCACGTCGCCGGTTGCGGGCGACGGCACCCCGATCCTCGAGTCGGTCGGACCCGCCGGCCAGGCTGTCGGCGAGCAGGTCGTCATCCGCGGCTACAACCTGCTCGGCACGACCGGCATCACGATCGACGGCCAGGCGGTCGGCACGGCGACGGAGGACTTCACCATCGTCGACGCGAACACGATCGTCGCGACGATCCCCGCCACCGTGTCGGGTGAGTCCCCGGTCGTCGTCACCAACGCCGCGGGAGCCTCGGACCCGTTCGCGTACACCGCCGCGTAGCGGACGCCGCGGCGGGCGCCTCTCCTTGGGGCGCCCGCCGCTTCACTTCCCGGTCAGTTGACGATCACTGGCCTCACTTGCACGTCACTTCACTCTCATTCACAGGAAGGCGACCATGATCACCGCGGCCACGGAGGGCAGGAACCTCCGACTCACCGTCGAAGGCATCGACGCCCCCTTCATCATCAAGCCCCTGCCGGGCAACGCCGGCTACCAGCTCACCGACACCTTCCTCCGAACCAACGTCGGACAGGCCACGCCTGACGAGATGAGCGAAGCGCTCGCGATGGCGCTCGACGGTGGCGTCAAAGACGGCGAGCGGTGGATGCCCGTGCCTGAGGCGCACCGCGTGAACTCCCGGCGGCTCGGCGACGAGGTCTCCCTCGGCGAAGCGGAAGACATCGCCATGGCTGCCCTCATATGGCAGACCGTTCTGCAGGACACTGGCGTGAACATCTACCTGAGCAGTGGTGGAGGCGTCGAGGGCCTCTCAAAAGCGACGGGGGCGCTAGTCGCCCGTATGGGGCTCTCGAGCCAGCTGACATCGCCCAGTTCGGCATTGGAAAGCCTGATCCAACTTCAGGGCTCTATCCCGAGTACGTCTTCCCTCCCGGATGGCGTGAAGCCCGGGAAGCAGCCGCAAGACAGGCGACCGAAGGCCCCGCGCCAGAGCACTCGCTGACCGCCCGCGAACTCTGGACGCTCCTGCTCCCTCACCTGTTTGACGAGGTCGAGCTCGACCTCGTGCAACACCAACTGATCCCCGATCTTGACCGCGCACTTCGTGACCGTACGTGGCACTTCGTGCGCGGCGCGATCGACCGCCTCACCCACATCGACGGCACCTGGACTCGGAAGGCGGTGACGGCGCATGTTCGAAGCAGGCAGCCTGATCTTCCGCATCCAGACCGTCGGCGCTGGCCTGTTCAAGTCGGAGCTCGCTCAGGCTGACGATGCGGCGAAGAAGGCCGCCAAGTCGATCAGCGAGTCGGCGAAGGCCACCAAGGAGCTCGGCAACCAGTCGACCTTTCTGAAGCCGAAGCTGGCGCAGGTCGAGCAAGAGATCCGCGGCATGTCCGACGAAGCGCGACAGTCGTCGCGCGAGGTCGGCGGGGCGATGGCTCTCATCGGAGCGGCAATCGTCGCCACGGTGGGCCTCACGGTGAAGGCCGCCCAGGACTGGGAGTCGGCGTGGGCGGGCGTCCGCAAGACCGTCGACGGCACCGATGAGGAACTCTCCGACGTCGAGGCGGGCCTGCGGTCCATGTCGAAGGAGCTCCCTGCAGCGCACGGCGAGATCGCCGCGGTCGCAGAGGCGGCCGGTCAGCTCGGTGTGAAGTCGGCCGACATCGTGCGGTTCACGCGAACGATGATCGATCTGGGCGAGACGACGAACCTCACGTCGCAGGAAGCGGCGACGTCGCTCGCGCAGCTGATGAACATCATGCGCACGTCGCCTGCGGATGTCGATCGACTCGGTGCTGCGGTCGTTGAGCTCGGCAACAACGGTGCCTCGACGGAGCGCGACATCGTCCAGATGGCGCAGCGGATCGCGGGCGCCGGTGAAGTCGTCGGCCTCACCGAGGGTGAAGTGCTCGGACTCGCGAACGCTCTGGCGTCGGTCGGCATCGAAGCCGAGGCCGGCGGTTCGGCCGTGTCGAACATCATGATCGACATCTCGAAGGCCGTGTCCGCTGGCGGAGCAGACCTCGAAGAGTGGGCGCGGATCGCCGGCGTGACGGGTGACGAGTTCGCTCGACGCTGGAAGGCCGACCCTGCGGACGCTCTTGCCACCGTCATCGAGGGCATGGGCCGCCTGAACGCGTCCGGCGGCGACGTGTTCGCGACGCTCACGAAGCTCGGCCAGTCCGACATCCGCGTCACCCGGGCGCTTCTGAGCCTGTCGGGTGCGGGCGATCTTCTGCGCACCTCACTCGAGACCGGCAACCGGGCCTTCGAAGAGAACAACGCCCTTCAGGTCGAAGCCGAGAAGCGGTATGAGACGACTGCCGCGAAGGTGGCGATGGCTCGTAACAGTGTCGTCGACATGGCCATCGAACTCGGAGAGCACCTCCTGCCGCTTGTCATCGCTGCTGCTGAAGGCGTCGGCGACTTCGCCGACATGGTCGGCGGAATGCCTGAGCCGGTCCAGGGCGCTGTCGCGATCCTCGCGTTGCTCGCTGGCGGGATCATCCTGACCGGTGGCGCTGCGCTCCTGGCCGTACCGAAGATCGTCGAGTTTCGCCTGGCAGTGGCAGCCCTTGCCACGACGATGCCGAACGCGACCAGCGCGGCCAAGGGCTTCACGTCGTTCCTCGGTGGCCCGTGGGGTGTCGCTCTGGCGGCCGCCGTCGTCGGGCTGATGCTGCTCGACTCGGCGCTCAAGTCGGGGCAGGCGAGCAGCGAGGAGATCGCCAACTCCCTCACCACCGCGAAGGACGCCGCCGACCAGTTCTCCACCCTCGGTCAGGGCAAGGAGATCGTGTACTTCCGCGATGTCACTGCCGACCTCGAGAACATGACCGAGATGCTCGGCAAGGTCAAGAACGAGAACGAGAACGTGTGGGCCCGGTTCACCACAGAGACCCACGGCTTCCGTGCGGCGGTGAAGGAAGCCGGCGTCGAGCTAGCCACCATCGCTCAGTCCGACTTGCCCGCAGCGCAGCGGGCGTTCGAGGTCTTCACCGAGGGCCAGGGTCTGTCGAACGATCAGCTGTGGACGCTCATCGATTCGATGCCAGAGTTCCGCGACGCTCTGATCGAGCAGGCGACCGCGCTCGGTCTCAACGTTTCGAACACCGAAGATCTCACTGCGCGACAGGCGCTGCTGGATCTGGCACTCGGGCGTGGGGCTGGCCAAACTCAGACTGCCGCAGAGGCGTACCTTGAGGCGGCAGATGGTGCCCGATCGCTCGAGCGGGACCTCGATTCTCTTCTCAAGCTCCTGGATGAGGCAAACGGGAAGAACCAGGACGCGATCAGTTCGAATCTCGACTACCGCGACGCTCTCGCTCAGGTCGATCAGGCGATCGCGAACGCTCGCGAGGGTGTTGAGGGATACGCGCTGGGCCTCGACGAGAACACTCAGGCGGGCCGCGACAACAAGAACATGCTTCTCGACCTCGCTGAGGATGCCTGGGACGCTGCCAAAGCGCAGTTCGCTCTCGATGGCAGCGTCGAAGGTCTGCGTCGTCGACTTGAGGAGTCACGTCGGTCGCTGATTGATCGCGCCATGGCGTTCGGCACCACTCGGGAGGAAGCTCAGCTGCTTGCCGACACGATCCTCGCGATGCCGACGGAGTACGAGTTCGACGTGCTGGCGAACACGGCCGCCGCAACCGCTGCGGTGAACGGCTTCATCTCCTCCTTCGATGGTCGGCAGATCACGCTCCGCGTCGGCGCTCAGGGTCAGCAGACGTACTCACGCGACGGGCAGACGTTCTACCAGGCCGACGGCGGCAACATCCAGTTCTTCGCGAACGGTGGCGAGAACCGCGTCGCGCAGTTCGCGCGCGCAGGCGACATGCGCGTGTGGGCTGAACCGGAGACCGGTGGCGAGTGGTACATCCCCGATGGCCCGGCCAAGCGGACGCGGTCGATGATGCTCGCCGAGCAGATGCTCAACGGGTGGGGCTACACGATGGCGCCGATCGGAGACGGAGCGCAGGCGACCGCAGGAGGGGGGAACGCCCCGATGGTGATCACGGGCACTCTCGACCTCGGTGATGGCCTCTACGGCTACATCGAGGGTGTCGTGCAGGAGCAGGCCGGGCAGATCGTGGAGAGTGCCACAACGCGAGTGTCGAGGGGCGTGCGATGATCACCGTCCTGCTCCCCGGCGTTCCCGCGATCACGAACGACCCGGCAGCTCGCATTCGGCTGGCCGACCTCGCCGACTGGACCGACTCCGTCGACAAGAAGCTCGACCGCACACTGTCCTGGCCGAATCGTGACGGCGAGTCGGACCAGGATCCGGTATACGACGCCGCGCGCTACCCCGTCGTCTCGGGTTCCATCTTCGCCGAGAGCGACGCTGACCTTTCGGAGTTCCGGCAGAGCCTCATGGCGTTGAAGCAGTACTCGTCGAAGTTCACCATGGAGGTGACCGACTCCGAGGGCACCCTGCAGGCGGAGGTGCAGCTCGCGGGCAAGATTCGGTTCACGGTGGTCGAGGAGAACCGTTACGCGACATTCTCAGTCCCCCTTCTCGCGACCGACCCGGTCAAGTACTCCGCGCCTCGGGACCTGGTGACCGGTCTTCCGACAGCTGGCGGCGGGCTCACCTATCCGCTTTTCGGGGCGGCTGGAACGCTCGAGTATGGCGCTAACGGTGGCCTTGGCCGGGTGACCGCTTCGAACACGGGTGACGCCCGCGTGTGGCCGATCGTCACCGTCTCGGGCGAGCTCGCTTCAGGGTTCTTCTATCAGCGGCTCGACACTGGCGAGACGATCCGGTACGACCGAGTGGTGCCGCTCGGAAGCACCGTCTCGGTTGATCACCGAACCGGCGAAGTGCTCATCGACGGCGACTCAGACGGGTCAACCTACCTGACCCGCTTCGACTTTTTCTCTGTCGGCCCTGGAGAGGCATTCGACGTGCAGTTCAACGCGATCGGAGCAAGCTCAGGCACTCCGGAGATGACGGTCACTGTTGCGGACGGCTACTTCTAGTGGCAACCACATGGTTCATCGGCAACCTGCTGACCGGGCGACGTATTCAGACCCTTCCAGTACTAGCGGGCACATGGTCTGAGCTGCTGAACGCCGACGGGGATCTGTCATGCACCGTGTCGATGCGGAACCGTCAGGTGCGAAGGCTGGGGCTTCGTGAGTCGGCGATCCCGGGAGCGTCGTTCCTCGCTGTCTTCAGTGAAGACACGGGCCTGCAGGCGGGTCCGATCTGGATGCACGACTGGGATGACGACAGCCAACGACTCACGCTCACCGCATCCGGCATGTGGTCATACTTCGACCACCGCATGGTGCTCCCCGTCCTCGCGGGGCGGCTCCCTACGGATCCGACGACGAACACTCGGTTCACTGCGGTGTCGTCGGACCCGGATGACCCGTGGCCGACGGACACGAGGAAGTCGCTGCAGGGCATGGCGCGCGCGCTCGTGGCGCAGGCGCAGTCGTGGACCAGCGGGAACGTCCCCGTCGTACTGCCTGCGGAGATCGCCGGAACGAGCGAGCGCCTCTATCGTGGGGCCGATCTGGCCACGGTGGGCCGTCGGCTGCGAGAACTTAGCCAGGTTGAGGGCGGCCCTGATATCAGGTTTACTCCCCGGTTCACTTCTGATCGGCTTGGCGTCGAGTGGGTGATGGAGATCGGTACGCCGACTCAGCCGCTTCTCTTCTCGACCCAGGAGCCGGTGTTCAACTACGGCTTGCCGCGGTCGTCAGTGTCGCGCCTGCGAGTTCAGGTCGATGGTCGCAACCTAGCGAGTCAGGCCTATGCGTTGGGCGGCCGTGCGGCGGAGCAGAGCCTGGTGGCGGTGGCGACCAACAGCGCGCTCACAGCCGCTGGGTTCCCAGTGCTCGAGGTCAGCGACACCGCGCGTGCGACCGTCACAGAGCTAACCACCCTTCAGGCGCACGCCGACGAGCGCGTGGCTCGAGGTCGCCTGCCGATTCGCTCGCTCACTTTCGATCACGACATTTCCGTTCGTCCGTTCGTGGGTGCGTTCCATGCAGGGGACTTCGTCCGGTTCCGAGTGCGAGACAACTCGTACCTCGACGACGGCGAGTACCGGCTTCGAGTGACTGCTCGTTCGGGGGATGCTCGAGGCCGTCGTCTTGCTCTAACGCTTCAGCCGGAGGTGACCTAAGTGTCGGGCGGCTACGTGACCTATGACCAAAGCGAAGTGGGTGAACTTCGATCCCAGTTGCGGGACATCCGTGATCGACTTTCGGAGCTCGAGGCGCCGACTGGGTCGCAGACGGCCGACACCCTCGCGACCCTCAAGATGCTCGTCGAGGATCTCGTGGACACCGTGAACTCGCTGGCGGCGTCTGGTGTGACGTGGGCGGGCCCGGTGTCGACCGGTGGCAACGTCGACGCCGCGAACGTCACCGGCTCGGGGAATGTCACTGGCGGGAGTGTGTTTGCACAGTCGGTGAACACGAACATCACAGCGACACGCGTTGCGGTGTGGGGTCGAACGTCTGATGGCTTCCTGGGCACGGCAACGTCGTCGGAGAAGCGGAAAGCGAACATCACGCCGCTGGACATCGACCCGGAAGCGGTGCTGTCGATCGAACCCGTCTACTACCAGTGGATCGAGCAGCTCGAGGAGCGAGAGCGACGCGCAAACCTGCCCGTCGATCATCCGGAGTACGTCGAGGACATGCACGTGTCGACAGAGGTCGGCATGATCGCTGAGCGACTTCACGAGGCGGGCCTATGGCAGTTCGTCGTGTACGCCCGCAACCCGGATGACACGCTCTTGCTCGACGAGCACGGCGATGCAATCCCGGACGGAATCCACTACGTGAACTGGGGCGTCGCGTTGCAGGTCGTCGCGCGTCACCTCGCGTCAGAGATGGTCACCATGAAGGGCGACATCGCTGAGCTGAAAGCGGCTCTCGGAATTACGGCCTGAACGCTACGTCGCACTCGGGGTACGCCGGGTCAGGCACCGGAATGGTGAAGCACACGTCGGGGAAGCAGGACGTGTCGTTGACCCCGTCGCTGGAGTTCGCAGTTGACCCTGCCGGGCATCGCACCGGCGCGGGCGGGGCGGGTGCCGGGGCGGGAGCAGGTTGCTCGACGGCGGGCGCTGGCTCGACGGTCGGCTGGGGCGTCTCGACGGCGACCGGTTCCACAACGGTGGCCTGCTTCTCGATGTCGACGACGGCGTAGGCGCGCTCGATCGTGGGCGCGTTCGAGGCGGCCGCGGCGGTGATTCCGATGCCGCCTCCAGCGATGAGTACGGCAGCGGCGATGCCGGCGATGAGCTTCTTGTTCACTTCGACCTCCTGAGAGTCAACGACTCCTCGGGTTCACCTTAAACGGAGGGTGCCGACAATGGCAGCAACAAAGGGTCTCGGGACCACCGGCGACGGGGCGGGCACTGTCACCCCGTTGGATCACAAGCTGGCGCAGGCGGGTCTGATCTCGAAGGGCGGCGGAGGGTCGAATCTGATCCGCCCGGGGCTGTTCTACGACGGTGTGTCGAACATCGTCGTCGGTCGGGCGAACATGGCGTACGACGTACTGCCGTTCACGGCGGTGCTGACCCGTGGTGCGGCAGCGGGTGCGGTGCTGCTTGCGAATGACGGCGTGGTGACGGTGGCGACGACTGCCGCGCCCGGGTCGAACTCGCGCATCGATGTGATTTACGTCTGGCAGCGGGAGTTCTCTCTCGATGGGGTCGACTCGAATCCGGTGATCGGCGTGTTGCAGGGGACGCCGGCCGCGGTTCCGGTGGCTCCGTCGCTGTCGTCGCTCCCGGGTGCGGTTGAGCTGGCACGGGCGACGGTGTCGGCGGGGGCGACGGCGACGAATGGTGGCGGCGTGGTGATCACGCAGACGGCTCCGTTCACGTCGGTGCATGGTGGCCACCTGGTGCGGCGGACGACGGCGGAGATGAACGCGATCTCGACACCGTACCTGGGGCTGTTGTGCGAGGTGCTGTCGAACGGCATCACGTACCGGTACAGCGGGTCGACGTGGCAGCCGTGGTCGTCGCCGTGGATTCCTTACGCGCCGACGTTGACAAACATGGTCATGTCGGTTGCTAACGGCGGCGTCAACCAGGGCGAGTACAAGTTCACCGATGGTGACATGCGCATTCGGGGTCGTCTGCTGTTGGGGACGACGGGCGCTTCGGTGGGGACGAACCCGTGCGTCGGTATGCCGTCCGGGTTCGCGTTGCGGGCTCCTCTCGCGCCGAATGAGCAACTGTTCGGCCGTGCCACCCTGTTCGATACGGGTGTGGCGGTGAACGTCGGCTACCTGCGGTACAACAGCACGAACACAGACCGGTTCGAGATTCTGCAGAACGCGGCGACCGCAGCAGGTGTGGCTGCGATCACGGCAACTTCTCCGTGGACGTGGGCTGCGGATGACCGCATGGAGTACGACCTGATCGCGAAGATCGCATGACGGTCCTCACCACTCCGGCACCGGGTCGTCCGGTCACGAGCCCGTACGGGTGGCGCACCGAGACCATCGCCGGCCGTGCCAGCCGACGCATCCACAACGGCATGGATTTTGGTGGCCAGTTCCTCGTGCTCGCCGCAGCCGATGGTGTCGTGGTTGGCGAGGGGTGGCATGACGAGCTCGGCTGGTACGTCCTCATCGAGCACGACAGCACCACCCGCACCCGCTACGCGCACGGCGCCCAGCGGTCGACGATGCGCGTCGGCGATCGCGTCCGCCGCGGGCAGGTGGTCTACCTCTCCGGTTCGACCGGCCGGTCGACGGGCAACAACCTGCACTTCGAGCTGTGGAAGCGCACCCTCGGCGTGTGGCGTCGCGTCGACCCCGCCCCGCACCTGACCACCATTCCTGACCCGCCCACGCCAGTACCGTTTCGAGAGGACGACGACATGCCCAGAGTGATCCGCAACACCAGCGACCGCACGCTCGCACCGAACTACCACGGCGATGTCGCCCTCGTGTCGCCCACTCTGCTCGTCCGCAAGGTCGGCCCAGCGAGCGTGTACGCGGACGCTGAGCGCGAGCACGGCATCACCGACGCGATCAGTGATCTGCGGTTCATCGGCCTGCTCAACCAGTACGGGTGGCAAGAAGCCGACTGGCAGGCCGTCAAGGCACTGGGCGCGTCGAACGCATGCCTGCGACCGGGCGGCCGTCCGTACGTCGCCGGCGGGCCCACCGTCTCGAAGTAGTTCCGATGGAGTGGATCATCACCCTTGTTGTGGCCGTCATCACAGCGGGCGGCGGCTTCATCGGCGGCATCGCGGCGATGCGGAAAGCGGCAGCTGACGAACGCACCGCACGCGACATGGAACGGCAAGCGTTCATCGACCAAGTCCAGGAAGAACGCGACGCCGCCCACCAGCTGCTGCACCAGGAGCGTGAAGAGTACGCCTCCCAGCTTGCAGCTGAGCGGAAGCTGATCCGCGAGGAACGGGAGGCGTACACGTCCCGCCTCGACACGATGTGGACCGACAAGGCCGCCTCCCGCGAGCACGTCGCCGAGCTGCGCGACCACATCTGGCAGCGCAAGCCGCCACCCCCTCCCGAGCCTCCGCCCGGGTACATCCACTAACTGACCTGAGGAGGTCACCATGAACCCGATCACCGCACCGTGGGTCGCCACGGCCCGCACCATCCTGCAGAACATCCTCGGCGTGACGGTCGCTCTCGTGAGCGCGTTCCTCGCGTTCGCCGCGATCGCGCCTGAGATCCTCGAAGCGCTCCGCGACGTGCTGCCGGAGCACGCCTACCTGTGGCTGCTCGGCATCGTCGGCACTGCGGGCGCGATCGCCGGCGCGATCGCTCGCGTGATGGCGATCCCGGCGGTGAACGCGTGGCTGGGTCGCCTCGGCTACCAGTCCCCGGCCGACACGGGCGCGGGACAGCTGAACTGATGGGCGTCGACCGCCCGGTCTACGAGGTCCCGGTCGACGTGCAGCTCCGCTTCTGGGCGCGAGTGCAAAGAGGTGAGCCACAGGACTGCTGGCCCTTCGAAGGGGCGAAAGATCAGGATGGGTACGGTCAGTTCATGATCGACCGCCGCAACCACCGCGCACACCGGGTTGCCTTGCTGATCGATGGTCGCCCGGTTCCCGCCGGGATGGTCACCAGGCACACCTGCGGCGTGCGTGAGTGCGTCAATCCGGCGCATCTGATCGCCGGAACGCAAGCCGAGAACATCCAGGATGCTGTCGATGCCGGAACCTTCAACCCGCCGCGACTTCCGCGAGCAGTCGTCGATCGTGTGCTTGAGCTGTATGAGCCTCGCGTTGTCGGCTACGCCGCAGTCGCTTCGATCGTTGGCATCAGCAAGACTCAGGTGGCTCGGATCGTGAAGGCCGCGTGATGAGCGATCCCGAAGAGGAGTACGACGTTCCGACAGACCCAATGGACGATCTGCAGTGCGAGTCCTGCCAGTAGGCAGGGCAACGATGAAGGCCCCGAGCCTCACCCTCACGGGTGGGCGCTCGGGGCCTTCTCTGCGTTCCCCGGCCTCACAGCCACCCCGTAGCCGCGAAACGGTGCGGGCCCGTGCGACGACAGGTAGAAGCGATGCGCGCCCGCACACGCCGCCCTGAGGGTCCGCCAGTAGCCGATCAGCTGCCGATCCTCCGACCGCTCAGCCCACGTCACCGCCCGGTAGCCACGCTCTCCCGCGACCTCGAGCATGCGGACGATCGCGTACGGTTTCGCGCTGGGGTCGACCATGATCCACTCGCCGGCCGCGTACTCGTGCGCGGCGAGGATCGGATCCCAGCTGGTGCCCATGGTGCTCCTGGAGGTGGAGCAGCCCGGCCGCTGCAGAACGGCAGTCTAGGCGCGCCCGCTGTCAATGACTTATGTTCATTCCATGGCCCCCCGATACATCGCCGTACCGAGCAACGGCCAAGTGAATCGCAGCGGAGCCCTACTGGCGCGTGCGATGGTCAACGAGCCTGCCACGGAAGCAGAGTGGGAGGAGATCGTCCGGGCGTATGACGTCGTCACCCTCTTCCGCAGCGCTCACGCTGCTCCGATGAACAGCGTCGCGATGGGCCTGAGGAGCATGGTTCGAACTGCAACAGGAACAGATCGGCCGGCGGTTTCCCAACGGCTGAAGCGCGTTCCCAGGATCATCCGGAAGATCCATCGAATGGATGGACAACCCGACGGCTCGACGAACCTTGCCCGGCTCGAGGACATCGGCGGCGTTCGTGCGGTGCTCGACTCCTTGGAGGATCTGCACCGTGTACGTGAGCGGCTTGAGAGGACATGGGCCGGCTCGATAAAGCGCCAACGAGACCTGATCACCGAGCCTCGAGACATTGGCTATCGCGCCCATCACGTTGTTGTCGAACGCCGCGATCGACGCATTGAAGTTCAACTTCGAACAGTTGGACAGCAACGATGGGCCGACGCTATAGAAGCGCTCGACTCGAGACGAGGGCTGAACCTCAAGGATGGGATTGGCCCACAGGCTCTTGTGGAATACTTTCGAGCAGCCAGTGACTTCATCTACCACGAGGATCAAGGCCAGGTCGTGCCTGCAGACCTTGCTAGTCGACTTACCGCTGCCACCGAACGCGTCATCGACGAGGGCTATTACTCACGAAGGAGGGGACAGTGAGCGCATCCACCGTGCACGTGCTGATCGTGTTCCACCACGCTGACGGAAGGCTCGTGCAGAGCGACGAGTTCTACGACGTCAAGAAGGCGACACTGGCATATGCCGAGAAGGAAAGGGAGCTCTTGGCCTCTGGCAAGCCTGAGGACTATGAGATTGTGTTGATCGGCTCTGACAGCATCGAGACGATCATGCGTACCCATGGACACTACTTCGCGGCTGACAGTGATTTCTTCCCGATGAAGCTCGGCGACATCACATCGCCCGTCTAGTTGTTTCGGCGTAAAGCATCTACGGTGCTGGGCGGGTGACGATGCGGCAGTGAGCGCACCACCAGCCGCCGACGACGACCTTCATCTTCTCCAGACACTCGGGGCAGTTCGGGTCGGCGATGAAGTCGAGGATTCCCATCGCACGAACCTAGGCTCGATCCCCGAAGCGCGTCGTGGCGTCTCCACAAGATGAAGCGTCGGTGGTCGGATGAATGATCGTCGCATGACCCCTGCAGCGCGCGCCCTGCTCGACTTCGAGCTGCAGCTGCCCGGACGACGTCCAACACGTGAAGAGGTGCGCGCCCACTTCAGGTGGGGCCTGACGACCTACTACGCGACTCTCTGGCGCCTAATCGATCTGCCCGAGGTCGTCTCGGCTGAGCCGATGCTCGTCGGCCGGCTGCACCGCCTCCGCGACGCTGCACATCGCGCGCGCTACACCCACGTGGCCTGAGGTCGACTATGCGCGCTGGCGAGCCCATCCGGAATGAGAGGCTGTTGCAATGGAGCGACTCCTGACCCCAGAGCAGTTAGCCGAGGCGCTGCAGGTGCCCGTCTCGACGCTCTACAAGTGGCGAGCTGCCGGGAAGGGGCCGCAGGGCATCAAGGTCGGCAAGTACATCCGCTACCGCCAGGCCGCGGTCGACGCCTACATCGCCAAACTGGAATCGGAGTAGCCCGCGAGGCTGCCTGTCTCGGGCAAAGTCCAGGACTCACTCCAGGTAATCGAGCCGACGTTCGATCGTGCCGTCCACGACACGCACGGTGCACTGAAAGTTGTTGCGAAGCATTGCGCCGAAGGAGTTCTCTGCGTCTACGTAGCCGGTGACCGTCCACTCGCCCAGCAGCTTGGCAGCCGACAACTCGCCAAACTCAGCGGTCGCAGGAGCCTTCAGGCTTCCCTCCACCAGGTCGCGGCACTGCGCTTGGGCCTCGCCTGCGTTGTCAGGGTCGTAAGGAGTTGGTTCGGACTGCCTGAACCCCCCGCCCACGGCAACGAGGATCAGAGCAGCGGCTACGAAAGCCAACGATACGTACATGACGATGTAGGCAGGTTCCAGGGGAGGGCGCCAACTCTTCTTCCGTCCGCGATCGCTTAGTTGGTCACCGGGCCTAAAGGTGAGTCCTGACATACCGCCAACGTAGCGCGAGAATGCCTCAATCCGTAGGGGGTGAGAACGCGAAACAGTGACGAGGGTGATGAGCACCCAGCCGGGCACGTCGCCGCGGTCGTCGCGCGGGTCGCGGCTGGCTCGGGTGAGGAAGTCGAGGATTCTGCGCATGCGGGCGATTGTGGCTGGAGTCGGGTCATCGGCGAGAGCATTCTCCACAGTGGCGCCGCGCGGCGGCCTTGCCCTGTCGGAGCGTCCCCGCACACTGGTCGCATGACCACGAACACGTCCGACACCCACCCTCGCTCGGATGATGCACTCGTCGCGTCGCTGACCGAGGGACTGGCAGACGCCGACCTCGAGGTACTCCAGCCCGGGCAGCCCGGGTGGGCGCCCCGAGACGAGTACGAGCCCGAGGCGGAGTCACTCGCGGCTGTGTTCCGCGAGCGCGGCACCATCGACGTCGCCGACCTGCGCGCCGTGTGGCTGCACTGGTTCTCCGACGACCTGTCGGGGTACACCCCTGACGAACTGGAGGCGGTCGTCGCCGAGTTCAGAAGCCGAGTTGCAGCACCATGA